TATCCTTGATATGGGCCAGCGACTTGGAAGGTATATATCCCATTTCCGAAATGCCTATTTTGTACCAGATAAACGAAATCAGCAGATCATATTTACCTATAAGCCGAAGCCCGGTGCGGAGGAAGCTATATACCGGCTTATTTCTGACATTACTATCAGCATGAAAAACACTGATTATCTGAAGCTACCTGATCTGGTGATAAATGAAATACCTGTCCTTTTATCAGAGGATGAACGACAGCAATATGAAATCATGAGGTCAGAGATGGTGCTTTCGATCAAAGGCAAAGAAATTGATGCAGTGAATGCTGCAGCATTAAGCAATAAATTACTTCAAATGGCCAACGGTGCGGTCTATGACGGGAATAGCGGAGTTGTCCGTATTCACGACCGCAAGCTGGATGCTTTAGAGGACATTATCGAAGCGGCAAATGGAAAACCGGTGCTTATTGCTTACTGGTATAAGCACGATCTTGAGCGAATAATGGAACGCTTCCCTGCCGTCCAGTTGGATAATGCTGAATCCATAAAACGGTGGAATAATGGTGAAATCCCGGTAGCCGTTATCCATCCCGCATCCGCCGGACATGGACTGAACCTTCAAGCTGGTGGTTCCTGCCTTGTGTGGTTCGGACTAACATGGTCATTGGAATTATATCAGCAGACGAATGCCCGCCTTTGGCGGCAAGGTCAAAAGGATACGGTGATAATTCATCACATCGTCGCAAAGGACACAATTGACGAACAAGTTATGAAAGCTCTCAAGCGAAAAGATAAAACCCAGACCGCTCTTATCGATGCGGTCAAAGCAAACCTAAAGGAGGCGGTCATATGATTGCGCTAAAATATATAAACAAGAATGCGGCGACTGTTGCTGCCATCCGGGATTATAACAATATGCGGTTTATTATTAACAACACGCCACAGGAGATCAAGGATGTATATGAGAAAATGACTTCTCCCAGAACACCAAAACTTTCTGGGATGCCGTCTGCAAGGAATCCTCAGGCAGGTACCGACAAGCTGGCTGCACAACTTGATAAGATTGACATACTGCGAGAACGATACACTCAGGCGCTGGAATACATGTCTTGGTTTGAACCAGCCTGGTCAAGCCTGACAGATACCGAGCAGCATATCCTTGCCGAGTTTTACATGGGTAACGATCAGAAGTCCGGTGCCACTTACCGGCTCATGAATGAACTAAACTACAGTGAAAGCCATGTAGAACGTTTGCGGGCAGCAGCACTTAATCATCTGCGTAGCATGTTGTTCGGATAATCATGAGGGAATTATGAGGGAATGTTTGCTTTCCTGTGTGGTATAGTTATACCATCGAATATTGTGACGAGAGCCTTCGAGGGGAAACCCACGAGGGCTTTTCTTTTACCCAAGCGAGGTGATCCAATTGCCCTATAAACCCAAGCGCCCTTGTTCTCATCCTGGCTGTCCTAAGTTGACGGATGATAGGTTTTGTGACGAACATGCCAAGCAGGAAGCCAGACGTTATGAACGCTATGACCGCGATCCTGCTGTGAGGAAACGGTACAACCGGACATGGAAGCACATCCGAGACAGATACATAGCGGAGCACCCTCTCTGCGAGCGTTGTGAGAAGCGAGGTCGGATTACCCCTGCCGAAGAAGTACACCATATAAAACCGCTGTCTTGTGGTGGGACAAACGAAACGAGTAATCTTATGTCCTTGTGTACTTCCTGTCACTCTGAAATCACCGCACGAGAAGGTGGAAGATGGAACAGGAAGGGGCGGTCAAAATCTCTGTGACTTTTTTAGCGTGCAACGGGCGTGGGGTCACGCGCGAAAAAATTCAGGTTCAAACGGGGTATTAAACCCTGCCACAGCAAGGAGGTGAAGGCACGTGGCAAAAGATGGTACAAATAGAGGTGGGCGCCGCGTGCGTGCCGGGGACAAACCACAACCTCTTGCGGAAAAGATCGCAGCAGGTAAAGCCGCACGGATTTTGGAGGCGCCAGAGTTTAAGCCAGAGTCCATGCTCGAAGCAAGCGAACTGGACGATACAGCAGACTTGAATGGTGAAGATATGCCGACGCCGAGTGAATACCTCAGCGCACGGCAAAAAGATGGTAAACCACTGGGTGCTGATGCCCTATTTATTGAAACATGGAAATGGCTCAAGGAACGTGGTTGTGAAAAATTCGTAAATCCCAGACTCGTCGAAGCCTATGCACAGTCGTTTACACGATACATCCAGTGTGAAGAAGCAATAAGCACTTACGGTCTTTTAGGCAAGCACCCAACAACGGGAGGTGCGATTGCCAGTCCATTCGTGCAAATGAGCCAGTCATTTCAAAAACAGGCTAACCTGCTCTGGTATGAGATCTTTGACATAGTCAAGCAAAACTGTACCACGGCTTTCATTGGTAATCCGCAGGACGATATTATGGAAGCTCTGCTTTCAGGTAGGAGAGGACGGTAGAAGATTGTGAATACAACTGAACGATTAGAAAAAGTAAATATTGATAAGCTGGTGCCATATGCAAGGAATGCTCGTACACATAGCAAGGAACAGATCCTCCAGCTTCGTGCGAGCCTACGGGAATTTGGTTTCGTCAATCCAGTCATAGTGGATAAAGACTTAAATATAATCGCAGGGCATGGCCGTGTTCTTGCAGCTAAAGAAGAAGGTATCACCGAAGTTCCATGTGTATTTGCGGAACATCTGACCGAAGCACAGAAGCGAGCATACATAATCGCTGACAACCGCCTTGCCTTGAACGCAGGCTGGGATACTGAAATGTTATCGGTAGAACTTTCTGAATTACAAGGTGTAGATTTTGATTTGTCGCTCTTGGGCTTTGACGATGCAGAGTTAAATAAGCTGTTGGGCGGTATTGAGGATGTCAAAGACGATGACTTTGATGTGGACGAAGAACTTTCAAAACCTGCTATTACGAAGCTGGGTGATTTGTGGCTACTTGGACAGCACCGTCTGGTGTGTGGTGATAGCACGAAGGCTGAGACTTTCAATCTGCTTATGGACGGAAAGCTGGCAAACCTTACGGTTACTGATCCTCCGTACAATGTTAACTACGAAGGCACAGCCGGAAAGATTAAGAACGATAATATGGCGGATGAAAAGTTTTATCAGTTTCTTTTAGACGCGTTCACCCTCACTGAAAAAGCGATGGCGAAGGACGCGTCTATTTATGTATTCCATGCTGACACCGAAGGGCTCAATTTCCGTCGTGCTTTTGATGATGCCGGATTTTACCTTTCCGGCACATGTATCTGGAAGAAGCAATCGCTGGTGCTTGGGCGATCACCGTATCAATGGCAGCATGAGCCAATCCTGTTCGGCTGGAAGAAAAACGGTAAGCATGCCTGGTATTCAGACCGCAAGCAGTCAACCATCTGGGAGTTTGACAAGCCCAAAAAGAATGCTGACCATCCCACGATGAAGCCGGTTCCGCTGGTGGCCTACCCCATCCTAAACTCCAGCATGACAGGGTGTATTGTACTAGATCCATTTGGTGGTTCGGGAAGTACCCTTATCGCCTGCGAGCAGACAAAGCGGGTTTGCTATACAGTTGAACTGGACGAAAAGTTCTGTGATGTAATCGTGAAACGATATATCGAGCAGGTAGGTAGCAAGGATAATGTGTATCTCGTTCGGGCCGGTGTGAAGATGACTTTTACAGAGGTTGAATCAGCCTGATGCACATTTATTCCTGCTCAATATTACTTGCTATTCCACAGCTTTAGAGTGATATATGTAATCACCAAAAAGCTAAGGAGGCTAACGAAAATGGAAGCAAGATTCAATGTATCCGGCGAGGCAAGAAAAGCACTCGCCAAGGCAATAGGAGAAGCCCTCGGCCTTGAACCTGTTTATAAAGGTGCACCGAGCTTTGCCTATGTTGTAGGCAATATCAACATCAGCAAGGATGGGAGTATTTCATGGGATGATCGCACAGACGAGATTACCATCCAGAACTTACTGAAAAAACTTCTGGAACTCGGCTTTACCTACGAAACTGACGAAGCAGGCACCGGTGAAATGTGTGACACGCTTACGATAGAAATGCCGCTTGATGGGTTTACCGACTCAGCACTGGAGAATCTGGAACGGCTCATTGCAAGCAAAGAGTCTCTCATTAAAAAGGCAATCGGAGTAGATAAGTTGCCTATCGAGCGGACAGAAACAACAATTAGGTTTCCATGGTTCCGCTTCGGGATTGAGCCAGAGGAGCTTTCTGCTTACTCTCGCTTCATTGGTGCCCTTTGTGCAGCTGCAAAGGAACAGCACCGCGTGACTGCTAAGGATAAACCTGTTGAGAATGAAAAGTTCGCTTTTCGAGTGTTCCTGATAAGATTGGGCTTTGTGGGCGACGAGTATAAAACTGCGCGAAAAATCCTGCTCAGAAACCTATCTGGTAATAGCGCATTTAAGAATGGTGCTCCAGCCAAAGTGACGGAGGTATCAGATTATGAATAAGTTCCCTTCAAAGGAGACTGTGGAGAGACTACGAAAGCAATACCCGGCTGGAACTCGTGTTGAATTGGTACGGATGAATGACCAGTACTCCAAATTGAGACCCGGAGACAAAGGTACAGTGGACTTCGTGGATGATACGGGTACGATATTCTGTACTTGGGATAGAGGTTCAAGCCTTGGTGTCGTGTATGGTGAGGATTTAGTGAAAAAGCTGTAAAGGATTAGGCTAAGTACGGGCTCCCCTACCCATATATTTGTGTGTTTTTTCTCCTGAATATTGCTTGCTATATAAGCCTTTTAGAGTGATATATGTACATGCCGAAAGGCACAAAGCATACAAGTACAGGAGGAAAATCAAGGTGTTGACAGGCAGATTTGGAATAGAAATTGAATTTACAGGTATTACGAGAAGCGAAGCAGCAAGAGTCACTGCTGAATACTTCGGTGGGACAATAACCAGCGTAGGCGATTATTACGACACAAAGAAGGTCATAGCGCCGGATGGACGAGTTTGGAAGCTAATGAGTGATGGAAGTATCTCATGCCAAAAGCGAAGCGGACGTCAAAAGGTAGCGGCTACTCGCGAATACAGTGTGGAACTGGTAAGCCCCATCCTCACCTACCGGGAGGACATAGAATGCCTGCAGGAATTAGTCAGACGGTTGAGAAAAGCTGGGGCTTTTGCAAATGCTTCCTGCGGTATACACATTCACCTCGACGGTTCCAACCACACACCAAGGAGCATCCGAAACTTTATTAACATCATCGCCAGCAAGAATGACCTCTTTTACAAGGCACTTCAAATAGCGCCAGAGAGGATGAATTATTGCAAGAAGATGGACAGCATACTGGTTGACAAAATGAACCGTCGCAAGCCTAAAACCATGCGAGCGATTGAGGAAATTTGGTATGAAGGCTACAGTGAAAGCCGCGACAGGCATTATCACAACAGCCGCTACCACTTCCTGAACTTACACAGCTTTTTCACCGGTAATCACACAGTAGAGCTTAGGGGTTTTAACAGTGAGCTACATGCTGGCAAGATAAGAAGCTATGTGGTTTTAGCCTTAGCCCTTAACCATCAGGCGCTAACACAAAAATGTGCTTCAGCAAAGAAGCCGCAGACAGAGAACGAAAAGTTCGCAATGCGTACTTACTTGAACCGCATTGGCTTTATCGGTGAGGAGTTTGCAAACTGCCGCGAACACCTGACAGCACACTTGAACGGGTCGGCGGCATGGCGATTTCGGGCGGCCTGAACCGTTCGAGAAACCTAAGCTTAAGAAGGAGGATACAAAGAATAATGGATAAAAAACTGTACATTGCCTACGGCTCAAACCTTAACATAAAGCAAATGGCGAACCGGTGCCCCACAGCAAAGGTAGTGGGTGCCAGCATGCTGAAAGATTGGCGGCTCCTGTTCCGGGGCGCACATGCGGGTGCGGTGGCGACAGTAGAACCCTTTAAGGGCGGCAACGTCCCTGTATTGGTTTGGGAATTGACTTCTTCAGACGAGGCTGCGCTCGACCGTTATGAAGGCTGGCCCTTTCTTTATCGAAAGGAAACGGTAAAGGTAAAACTGGGAGGCAAGAATGTCAAAGCTATGATGTACGTAATGAACGAGGGTAGACCGCTTGGCCAGCCAAGTTGCTATTACTATACCACTATTTTGGAAGGCTACAAGGACGCGGGCTTTGACTTGGATATCCTGCGCCAGGCCACCATTGACTCTGTGGAG